GTCAAAATTTTAGAGTGTTTGGTATGCAGGTAGGTTGTGGTATAGACCACGAAAGTTATGCTATGGCTTATGCTAAATACGGTAAAAAACCTGCTATAGGTTGTGGTGTTATTTTAAACAATGGAAAGTTACCTATAAATCTACTAATGGAACTATAAAAAAATAAGGGTAAAAATACTACCATGTTATCCCTAATAGTATAATTACCCTTATTCCGAGTAGCAAAGTAATGAGAAATATAAAGAAGCTACTCTAAAACAATACCTTTAAGTACCTCTCTTTCTCTTTCAAAATTTTCATAGTCTATAGCAGATTGTATTAAGTAATATCTTTTAAATTTTTTTACATCACCGTATATGTTTTTTCTGCTCATATAAAAACTTTCTATTCTATGTCCGTCTTGCTTAACGTCCCTTATGATTCCCTGTAAGTCTAAAATCATAAGTTTTTGCATACATTCTAAAGTAGTTATACTAAAGTTATCTTGCAAGTATTTAATTAGTTGTTGTTTTTGGTTCATTGCTTAATTCTATTATTATGTTATAAAAATATTTGTAGTATTTATCAAAGTCTTTCTGTGCCTGATTAGTGTACTTAAAACTTCTAAATTCATCATAGTTGTTTATAGTATATTCTATGTTTAAGTCAGAATACTTTTTTTCTACTTTATTATGTGCTAATGCTATTGCTAAAGTATCAGCGTCTATAGTTATGTTCATAGTTTAAGTATTTATTTGATGTGCTAAATCATTTACTAATTCTGGGTAATTGTCTGTTATTTGTTCTAATTCTTTACGATTTAAAGCAGAACCGTCTAAAAATTTAGCATAACAAACATAAGCGTCACAATATTCTGGAAAATCCCAAGAATATACACCGTCAATTTTTATAGTATCTAAATTAACCTTTTTATTATTTATTATTATTTCCATTATTTATATCCTTTATTATTTGCGTATTGACATACATATAATGTTAATGCAAATGTTGTTAAAATTATTAAGTCCATGTTATATGTTTTTTATAATTAAACCTTGTACTGCATACCATTGACTTTGCAACTCTAATATCTTATGTTGTATAGTGTCGTGTATAGTAGAGTGGTCTTTATATTGTTCTTGTTCTTTTTTTAATTCTTCTATTCTTTGCATTAGAATAGTTTTGTATTCTTCTAGTAGTGTTATATCTTTTTTCATTACTTATTGTTTTTGTTTACACAAATATATGTAAAATAAATTTAACAAAACAAATAAATAATTTATACTTTATTAACAATAGCTTTGTTAATATCTTTTTATTTTTGTAAAGATATTTTAACTATCTTGCATAAAATTTATTTTTTATGAAATTTACACAATTTAAAAAGCAGGAAGATGTTAGAGATACATTAATGCTAGAAATGATGAAAAATAAAGTTAGAAAAAATCATTTAGCCAAAGAATTAGGTTTGTCTTATCCAACTATCTTAGCAAAATTAGATAGTCCTTTTAGCTTTAAGGTTAGTGAGCTTTTACTACTTTGTGAAATAATCAAACTTGATATTAACGATTTATTAATTAAATACTAAAAAAATGGAAACAAAAAAATCAACAATTACAGAACTAAATTTACAAAACGAAAAATTTAACGATATGTATATTTTTACTATTGTCTTTGAAAATGGAGATATTGGTAAATTATATAAAAAGAAAGATAAAACTTTTGAGCAAGTAGGTGATACAGTAGAATACACGATTACAGAAAAAGGAACAGTTAAAATTGCTTTTAAAGGTGATACATCTTTTAGTAAAAAATCACCTAATTATTCTAACAGTAGTAATGACGCTAAAGAAGATATAAGGTTTAGTGTAGCTTTTAAAGGTGCTATTGATCTTGCAAGTGCAGGTAAAATAGGCATAGATGAAGTAGAAAAATTTACTGTTATGTATAATGAATTTTTAAAAGATAAAAAGTCTGTAGAAATGCCTTTTTAACTATTGTGTGTTAATAACTAATAATTTAATTTTATAAAATGTAAAATATTTTTATATAAATTAGGCACAATGAAAAAATCAATACTAGCTTCTACACCTTTTTTAATTTTAAACAAATGTCTTCTCGTTAATTTAGGAGTAGAGGCTAGTTTAGTTTTATCTGACCTTTTACAAAAAGAACAATATTTTAAAGAAAGCTGTCAAAATAATGATGGCTTTTTTTTTAATGTAACAAATGATATTAGTTGTAGTACCACCCTTTCTTACTATCAAATTAAACAAGCGTTATCTGTGCTTGAAAAGTGGGGCATAATTCAGGTAGTGTTAAAGGGTGTACCTGCAAAAAAGCATTTTAAAATAGACCATGCTCAGATATTAAATTTTTTAAATACTAGAATTGAAAAAAATGAAGAACTTGATTGTAAAAATTTTAATAACAAGATGTTAAATAATTTAAAAACTATTAATAATAATAAAGAAATAAAAATTAAAAATAAAGTATATACACGCAAACAAAAGTTTTTAAATGAGATTAAAGAATTAGAACCTAAAGAACATATAGAAGATTTTGTTGATTATTGGACGGAAGAAAATAATGTAGGAAAACAGCGGTGGGAATTAGAGAAAACTTGGAATACTAATTTACGATATAAGCGTTGGTGTAGAAATCAAAAAAATTTTAGTAGAGGAAGTAGTGCAAATAATATGCCTGACTTTTTAGATAGTGCATATTTAAATAGAATTAAAGAAGATCAATCACAGGTAAATAAGTTTTACAAACACTTAGTAAAAAATTGTGGCTACGAAAGGGTAGAAACAGCAACAGGCTATATTAGATACAGGAAAAAAGTATGAAAAATAGAAATTTAGTACATAAGGACGATTGGAAAACACCACAAGATTTTTATAATAAATTAAATAAAGAATTTAAATTTGATTGTGATCCTTGTCCATATATGCACGATATGAGTTGGTGTGGTTTAGAAATAGAATGGGGTTATAGAAATTTTATTAATCCACCATATAGTAGAAAATTAAAAGAAGCATTTATTTTAAAAGCTATAGAAGAAAGTAAAAAAGGTAAATTATGTGTTATGTTATTACCAGTATCTACAAGTACAAAAATATTTCACGAACATATATTACCAAATAAAAAAGAAATTAGATTTATAAAAGGTAGATTAAAATTTAGTGGATATAATACAAAAGGAGAATTTGTAGATAATAAAGTAGGAATGCACGATAGTATGCTAGTAATTTTTTAAATATGATGTTTATAACTATAATAAGAAACGGTTTAATGTTAGGTGTAAGACACTTTGCACCTGATGACATACGAACTTATTGGGAAATACATATATATTTATTATTATTTCAAATTAACATATTTATAACAAATGATAGAAATTAGTAACATTAGTTTAGCAACATTAATATTAGCAGTATTTACATTAGGTATTATGACTGCTTTATATATACAAAGTCAAATAAAATGAAAATACTTAATTTATACGCCTGTCTAGGTGGAAATAGATACAAATGGAATGAAGTAAAAGATGATATAGAAGTTACTGCTATTGAGTTAGATGAAGAACTAGCTAGATTATATCAGGAAAGATTTCCTAATGATAAAGTAATTGTAGCAGACGCACACGAATATTTACTAGATAACTACAAAAAATTTGATTTTATATGGTCAAGTCCACCGTGTCCTAGTCATAGTAGAATTAATGTTAGTCAATATACTAGAAAAAGTTGGAAACCAAAATACCCAGATATGTCTTTATATCAAGAAATAATATTTTTAAAACATTTTTATAAAGGTAAATACTGTATAGAAAATGTAATACCTTATTATGATTGTTTAATACCAGGAAAACAAAGAGGTAGACATTTGTATTGGACTAATTTCAGATTACCTAGTGTTTTAACTAAAAGAAAAAACCCTGATTTAAGTAGAACTAAAAACTTAGTTAATATTCTTTCTAATTTTCACGATTACGATTTTAATAAATATAATGGTAGTCAAAGTAAACAAAAGGTGGCTAGGAATTTAGTAGATTATGAAGCAGGAAAAACTATATTTAAAACACTAATAGACATTAAAGAAAATAAAACAGAACAAATAGGATTATTTAAATGAAAGAACAAGATTTACATAATAGCATAGTAGCTTTGTTAGATTGTTACCCTTTTATTTTATATACATCTACTTTAGGTGGTGTGTATCTAGGTAGAGGCAATTATAAACAAAAAGCATTAGTAAAAAGACATTATAAAAAAGGTGTGCCAGATATACTAATTTTTGAACCTAATGCAGAATATAAAGGTTTAATGGTAGAGCTTAAAGTAGGATATAATAAACCTAGCATATACCAACAAAAATGGATAGACAATTTAAATGCAAGAGGATATAAAGCAGTAATATGTTACTCTTTAGAAGAATTTGCAGAAGTATTTACAGAATATATTAAAACGATATGAGAAAAAAACACGAAGCACCAAAAAACATTAGAAGAACTGACGAACATTTTAGATACTTTTTATTTGAAGTAGATAGAGGTGTAACAAATGATGTATATATACATAAGGAAACACAAAAAATAGAAAGTGAAGATGAATATATACTAAACAAAATAGATTTTATACAAGATCAGTATACACCACAAATGGTAGTAGTAGAAATATCACCTTTAGGTAAATGGGAATATAACGCTTTAAAACAAACAGGAGTTAATTTATTTGCAGAGCTTTGGAAAAACTAAATATATATTTAGAAAAAAGCTATAGTAATTTGTTAGATATATCTAAACGTATAACTAGCAATAGACACCCTGACTATGAAGATTTGCTACACGAAACAATATTAGCTTTATATAATTCTGATAAAGAAAAAATAAAATATATAATAGAACAAAAAAAACTTACATTTTACATAGTAAGAATAATGATGAATCAATACCATAGTAATACAAGTCCTTACCACAAAAAGTACAGAAAGCAATACAACCAAAAACAATTAAAAGATTTTTATATTTATACTAAAGAACCTTTAACAAAAGAAAAGATAAAGCAGTTAGAGGAGCAGGAAGATAGATTACAATGGATAGAGGAAAAATTAAAACATTTAAGTTGGTTTGACGTAGAGGTGTTTAAAATATACTACAGAGAAAACTATAGTTTAAATACAATGAGTAAAGCGACAAAGATAAATAGAAGTACATTAGGTAAGTCAATAAGGTATATAAAAAACTATTTAAAAGGTCAAAAAAATGATTGAATTTATAAAACACTTATTTGGTTTGTGCGGTGAACCTCATTTAAACATATTTACTATAATTATGAGTACACCAATAATTAGTTACATAATATATAAATTTATAAAGTTATGACAAAAAGTAAAGGACTAGGTGATGACATAGCAAAGTTTACTAAAGCTACTGGTATAGACAAGTTAGCTAAAAAAGTATTAGGGGAAGATTGTGGTTGTGAAGAACGTAAGAAAAAGTTAAATCAAATGTTTCCAAGATTTAAAAATATAAGACAGTTTACACAAGATGAAATAAAGATATATGAAGATGTAATACCTAACATAGAAAAAACACAAAGAATAGATAGGGAACAAAAAACTATAGTAAACGCTTTATATAAAGGTGTGTTTGGCAATAATCCTACATGGAAATCTTGTAGTCCTTGTAATAAAGAAATAATGAATAATCTAAAAAAAGTATATGAAAAATCGTGCAGAGTTTAAAAAAATAACTAAAGAAAAAATAATAATTTTATATGGGTATATATGAAAAAGTATGTTAAAATATATATGGACTTTCACGATTACGTTTTAGATGATGTCATACTGTGTGAGCATTGTAGTAAAGTAGCAGTTGACATTCACCATATAGATAGCCGTGGTCTTGGGGGTGATCCGACAGGACATAAAAATCAAATAGAAAACCTAATAGCATTATGTAGAGCTTGTCATATTAAAGCAGAAACAGACAAACAATTTAATAATAAATTAAGAGAATTAAATAAAAACAAACATAATCATAGATACTAATGAAAATAGAAAAAGTTAAAATAGCAAAATTAAATCCTGCAAAGTACAATCCTAGAAGAATGACTAACAAACAATATAAGGACTTAAAAAACTCATTAGAAAAGTTTGGTCTAGTTGATCCTATAATAATAAATGCAGATAATACAGTAGTTGGTGGACATCAAAGATTAAGAATAATGAGAGAACTAGGTGCAGAGATTGTGCCAGTAGTTAGACTAAATCTATCTAAAGAAGATGAGAAAGAATTAAATATAAGGCTAAACAAAAATACAGCTGAATTTGATTTAGATGTATTAGCTAATAATTTTGAAATAGATGAGTTAAAAGATTGGGGTTTTAAAGATGTAGAACTTGGTTTTAATATAGATAAAATAGTAGATGGTAATATAGAAGATGACCATATACCAGAAGTAAAACAAAGCAGGGTTAAACTTGGAGATGTTTGGCAATTAGGTAAACATAGGCTAATGTGTGGAGATAGCACAAAACCTAATAATGTAAATTTATTATTTAATAATAATGAAATAGAATTAATTTATACTGACCCTCCTTATTCTTCTGGTGGCTATCAAGAGAGTGGCAAAACAAGTGGAAGCATAGGAGCAAGAGGGCAAAAAAAAATAGCAAGTGATAATTTAAGTACAAGAGGGTATATTCATTTAATGAATAATGCCTTGTCAAATTGTCCTACAGCTCATTCTGTTTTTATTTTTTGCGATTGGAAAATGTGGGTATACAATTTAGATATTGCAGAAGCAAAGGGTTATAGGGTTAGAAATATGATTGTATGGGATAAAATGCAAATGGGTATGGGTATGCCTTTTAGAAATCAACACGAATTATGTTTATTTGGAAGCAAAATAGCAGGAAAGATAGGGGACGGGAAAACGCCTAATGTATTACAATTTAAAAGAGATAGAGAGGCAATACATTCAACACCTAAACCTGTTGGATTAATTGTAAAAATGTTAAAACAAATAGTCAGTAAAAATGTTTACGACCCTTTTATGGGAGGTGGCTCAACATTAATAGCTTGTGAAAAAACAAATAGAGTATGTTATGGTATGGAATTAGATACTAAATACTGTGATGTAATAATAGAAAGGTGGGAACAATTTACAGGACAAAAAGCAAAAAAAATATAAATTAAATTTAATAAAATGAGCAAAAAAGAACACAACCTTAAAAAAGAAACATTACTAAAAGCATTAGAGAGTAGTTTAGGAATAGTATCAACTGCTTGTAGTAGGTCAGGTATAAGTAGAAGTAGTTTTTATAAATGGTATAAAGATGATCAAGAATTTAGAAAAAAAGTAGATGAGATAGATAATTTAAAATTAGACTTTGTAGAAAGCAAACTATTTAAAAATATAGAAAACGAAAAAGAAAAAAGTATAATATTTTACTTACAACACAAAGGACACAAAAGAGGATATATACAAAGACAGAATATTAACCTAACATCAAACGAAGAAGACATAAAGAAAATAGAAATTGAAATTATTGAATCTAAAGGGAACAGTAGTTCTACAAAAGAATCTTAATGCTAATACAAGAATTGTAGTTAATCAAGGTGGTACAAGAAGCAGTAAGACCTATAGTTTAGCACAACTTATAATACTAAAAGCATTACAATCAAAAGGTAAAGTATATACTATTTGTAGAAAAACATTACCTGCCCTTAAATCTTCTGCTTATAGAGATTTCTTTAATATATTAGAAAGTCACAATTTATACAATCCTGACAATCATAATAAGTCAGAACTTACATATAAGCTCAATAACAATACAATAGAGTTTATTAGTGTTGACCAACCTGCAAAGGTAAGAGGTCGTAAAAGAAACTATGTTTGGTTAAATGAAGCTAATGAGTTTAGTTTTGAAGATTGGGTACAGCTAACACTAAGAACTACAGAAAAAATATACCTAGACTTTAACCCATCTGATCCGTACAGCTGGATATATGACAATGTAATTAAAAGAGATGATTGTACTTTTATAAAGTCTACATACCTAGACAATCCTTTTTTACCAGAAGAAACAATAAACGAAATAGAAAGGCTAAAACAATTAGACAGTAACTATTGGACTATTTACGGTTTAGGTGATATGGCACAACCTACAGAAACTATATTTAGACAGTTTGAGCTGTGCAATAATATACCTACAGAAGCTAATTTAGTGGCTATAGGTATGGACTTTGGCTATTCTAACGATCCGACAGCTATAGTAGAGGTATATAAGCTAAATGATGATTTATACATTAATGAATTGTTATATAGTAAAGGTCTAACAAATCAAGATATTGCAAATAAGCTAAGGGAATTAGGTATAACAAGACAAACAGAGATTATTTACGATTCAGCAGAGCCTAAAAGTGGAGAAGAATTAAGACGTTTAGGGTTTTTAATGTTTCCAGCTAAAAAAGGAGCAGATAGTATTAACATGGGTATAGATATTTTAAGAAGATATAAAATACATATAACAAAGAACAGTACAAATGCAATAAATGAATTTAAGTATTATAAGTGGCTTGTAGATAAAAATGGTCAAGTAATAAACAAACCTGCTACAAATCAATTAGACCACCTTATAGACGCTGTTAGATATGTTGCATTAAATAAGCTAACTACTAATTATAGTGGTAAGTATTATATATTATGAACAAAAACAACAATTTTATATTTATAACAAATGGCTAGAGAACAAATACAGGTTATAGTACCTACTGATTGGAAAGACATTACTATTGCAGAATATCAAAGATATTTACAATTAGCAAAGACAAAAAGAAAAACAAAAGATGATGAGATTATTGCTATGTTTTGTAAAGTAGATAAAAAGCTTATAAAAAAAGTAAAACTAAAAGATAAAAAAGTATTAGTAGAAAAAATAAACAAATTTGTTAATAGCAAAAGTGAAAGAGAGTTAGAGAAAAGAATAAAGTTTAAAGGTAAACAATATGGCTTTATACCTAATCTTAGCAAAATAACTACAGGTGAGTTTGTGGATATTGAAGAATATGGTAAAGATATAAACGCTAATTTACACAGAATAATGAGTGTATTGTATAGAGAAATAGATAGACAGGTAGGTAAGTTTTATAGTGTAAAACCGTATGATCCTGATGAGCTTGAAATAGATAAGTTTAAGGACTTACCAATGAGTACAACACTATCTGCGATAGATTTTTTTTTTCGTTTAGGGAAAGACTTATTGGAAGATTTAAACAACTATTCGAGGGTGGTGATGAAGAGCAAGGAGATAAAACACTAGCAGGAAAGTGGGGTTGGTATAATATTATATTTAGTTTAGCTAATGACAATATACTAAACGTAGATAAAGTAACTAAAACAGAGATTGCTTTAGTTTTAACATATTTAAGCTACCAACAAGATAAAGGAAATATAGAAAGAAATAATTATAACAAATATAAATGATAACATATAAAAACATAATAGACGATTTTAATACTATAGCCACAAATCATTTTGTAATAAATTCATTTCATAGTGGCATGTTAGATGAAGTAGATATAAATAAATTAGATGAAACAGATTTTCCAATACTATATGTAGAACCAGGCAATACTAACATAGACAAAGGTGTACTAACTTATACATTTACTGTGTTTACTATGAATTTAGTAAAAGAAGATTTATCTAACCGTGAGGTTGTTTGGTCTGAAATGTTACAAATAATGCAAGATATAATAGCAGAGTTCAGACAAAATCTGTCAGTACAAACTGCTAATGATACTGGAAAAAAGTTTAGTTATATACCTAACGAAGTTGTTTTAAATTTACCTATAAGTGCAGAACCATTTACAGTACGTTTTGCTAATATGCTTACAGGTTGGTCTGCTAGTTTTACAATGCAAGTTAATAACAATAATTCACTATGTGACGCACCTATTGAACCTAGTGACGAAGATAGAAATACATAATGGAAATAAAATCAATAGAAGAAGTATTAACAACATTTGGTAGCAAACTTATACAGAAAGCTAGAGCAAACTTAAACAAAAAAAAAGGTAGAGCAGGTGGTACATTATTTAATCAAATAAGTTATGATATAGAAAAAACTGAAACTAGCGTTAAGTTTAAAATGAATTTTGGTCAAGCAGAGGACTATTGGATATTTGTTGATCAAGGAGTTAGAGGTAAAGGTGGTTATAAAGGTAGGGGTAATTTAAGAGGTGTTGGTAGTCCTTTTAGATTTGGAACAAGGACAGGGCCTAAAAATGGTTTAAGAAGAGCAATAGAACGTTGGGTTGGAAAAAAAGGATTAAGAGGAAGAATACAGAGTGATTGGAAAGACAAAAGAGGTGCAGGTAGGTTTATAACCAAAAAAAGCTTAGTGTTTTTAATAAGTAGAGCAATATATTTAAGGGGTTTAGAAAGAAGTAGGTTCATAACAAAACCTTTTGAAGATATGGTAGATGATTTAAAAAAAAGTATAGCTATAGCAGGTAAAGTAGATTATGAAAAAGAAGAAGATTTATATTTAAAAAAACAAAATTTAAAATTAAAAATTAGTTTATAATGGCATATAGTATAGAACAACAACCAAGTAAGTTTGTAGCAGTAAATAGTCCGTTAGTTTATGTAGTAAAAGAAGATAGTGGTGCAATTACAGGATCAGCAAAGTTTAGATATATAATACAAGTACAAATAAGTATGTCAAATACTGCTTCACTATCAACAGTTGCTAAATTAAAGCTACATAAAAATAAAGGTGGAGTAGCTATTGCAGATGTTAGTAAAATAGTAAGAACTTATATTGCAACACAACAAAGAGATGAAAACTCTAATACTAATACTATACATAATTTAGGTGTTAATGTAACAGCTAAACCTTTTTCTTTAAATGACTCACAAGCAGTTGCAATTAGAATATTAGGTGGTTACGAAACAGCAACTAACCAAACATCTGCACCTGTAGAAGTATTGGAACCAACAGGTACTTTTACAAGTAACGTAGCTGTGGGAATACCTGCAACAACACCATATACTAAAACAGCAACTAACGTAGGTGGCTTAGATGTAGAGGGTACAAACTTTCCTTTAAATTTATATAAGAATGATACTACACAACCACAATTTCATAAGTTTTTAACTAATGCTCCTACTGTACAATTTGTTAGAGGATCAAGCACAAGTGCAGATAATGTAGACTTAATGACCATTTGTTTTAAGCAAGGTAACAATGCTAGTAGTAGTATAATAACTGTAGGAGAAAAAATAGAGCAAATAGCAATACAATATTATGACAGTTCAGATACTTTAATAGCAGGTACAAGTGGTGGTGCTACAGTACATTTTTTTGCTAATAATACTACTAATGGTGGTGCTACTGCTGTACAAAGTACAAGTGTAGATAGAGCAATATTATACTTTGGTTGTGGTACTAAAAATTTAGAAACACAAACATTAAGTACAAATGCAAGACCAAGTAATTTTTCTAATTGGGCATACTATAAAATATTTGGTTGTACATCTGCTGATGTTACAGATAATTGTACAAAAGAATATAAATTTTATAGATACGGATCAAGTAGAACAGGTATTGATGATAGACACCAAAGTTGTAGTAGATATGATAATGTTAGATTAGCATGGAGAAATAGACTAGGTGCTTGGGATTATATGAACTTTAGGGGTAAATCTACAGAAAGCGTTGATATAACAAGCGAAGAAATGGAAAGTGTCCCAGGTACTTGGGATTCAGCAACATATAGTTA